GATGGACAGTTTTTAAAAACTGACGGTAGTGGAACATTAGCTTTTGCCGCAGCTTCAGCTGATTCACTGCCTTGTGATAATTTAACTGTTGGTGATGCCGCAGTTACTATATCAACATCGTCTGGTAATATTACAATCGATGCTACAGCAAACGATTCAGACATTATTTTAAAAGGTACTGATGGTGGTGCAGATATTACAATGGCAACATTTGATGGTAGTGATGCGGGTACACTTGTATTGAATCATGATTTAACTCTTCCAGATGGTGGCAAAACCATCTTTGGTGCTGGTTCAGACCTACAAATACAACATGATGGTTCTGATTCGTATATTCAAAACAGCACAGGAAATTTAAAGCTACAAGGAAAATCAGGAGAAGATAGTGTTGTTATTATTCCTGATGGTGCTGTAGAAATTAGTCATAACAATGTAAAAAAATTTGAAACAACCGCTGCTGGTGTTGACGTAGCAGGTACTATAGGTGCAACAGGTGTAATCACAGCTAACGCTGGTGTAGTCGTAGACAACTTTACAATAGATGGTAATGAGATTGATTTAAGTTCAGGTGATATGTTTCTTGATTCTGCTGCTTTAATTATCTTAGATGCTGATGCAGGAACTATTCAATTTAAAGATGATGGTACACATATAAGTTCTTTTACTAATAGCTCGTCTGACTTTGTAATTCAAAGTATTGTTAGCGACAAAGACATGATATTTAAAGGTAATGACGGTGGTTCAACTATAACTGCTTTAACTTTAGATATGTCAGCTGCTGGAGCGGCTACATTTAATAACGATGTTACTGCTTTCTCAGACGAAAGACTAAAAGAAAATATTGAAACAATACCTAATGCTTTAGATAAAGTATGTCAAATGCGTGGTGTTACTTTTAACAGAACTGACTTTGATGGTGAAAAACAAATGGGTGTGATAGCTCAAGAAGTTGAAAAGATAATACCAGAAGTTGTAAAAGAAGATGATTCAGAAGATAAGATTAAATCAGTTGCTTACGGCAATATGGTCGGCGTTCTTATTGAAGCAATCAAAGAATTAAAAGCTGAAGTAGAAGAATTAAAAAGTCAATTACCTCATGAACACAATGAGGGTATATTTAAAGACCTTAATAAAATTGATAGGGGCTAATTATGAGCTTTGGTATCGTTTCTTTTTCACAAGCTCCTTTTTCTACTCAACAGTTTGAAGTATTAGACGTTGCCGTAACAGGTACAGCCTTAGCTTTAAATCAAACTGCTGTAGTTCCTGTGGCGGATGCTAACGTTAGTCTTACGGGTAGTGCTTTGGCTTTTTCTATTAACAGCGTTGTTACCGTTGCTGATGCTAATATAGTTCCAACCGCAGCTGGATTGACCAGTAGTATTGGTATAGCCAATGGTATTGGTTGGGCAACCGTCAGCACAGGCACAGGTCAGACATGGACTGCTGTTAGTACAGGCACAAGCCAAACGTGGGTTCCTGTTGATGAGGTTGAAAAGGTCGCATAACGACCTTATAATGAATATAAACATACAAAGTAGGTAATTATGGCATCAACATTTTCAAGTGATTTAAAATTAGAATTAATGGCAACAGGAGAAAACCCTGGAACATGGGGTGATAAAAGTAATAATAACCTTAATGTTGTACAACAAGCTGTTGCGGGATATGAAGAAATAGATGTTGCATCTTCTGATGTTACTTTAGCAATGTCAAATGCCACAATATCTAATGCAAGAAACATGAGTATTAAATTTACAGGTACTTTAGCAGCTAACCGAACCGTTAACATGCCTGCAAGTATTGAAAAGTTTTTTAATATTATTGATGGTACTGATCATGCAGGTTACACACTTACTTTTAAAGTAACCAGTCAAACAGGTTTTTTATTATGTGAAGGACATCATTACATATGTCATTCTAACGGCACTGATATTGTTAAAGATCAAGAAACTAGATATTGGCGTGTTATTGCAGCAGCCGAAACAGTACAAGCTGGAGCACAAATATTAGTTGATACTTCTGGTGCAGCTAGAACGATTACTCTACCCGCCTCACCTGCCACAGGTGATGAAGTAACTTTCATGGATTCAGAAAATACCTTTGATACTAACAATCTTACAGTTGGTAGAAACAGTTCTAATATAAATGGAGCTGGTTCTGATTTAGTAATAGCAAACGAAAGAGCAGCATTTACATTAGTTTATTCAGGAGATAGCACGGTTGGTTGGCAGTATAAAACAAGAGATCAATCTTTATTTGATGGTCAAGACATTGTTTTAGATGCGGATGGAGCAGATATAATTTTAAAAGATGGTGGCACCGAGTTTGGTCGTTTTACTAATAGTTCAACTGATTTTGTAATGCAATCAGCTACCAGTGATAAAGACATTATTTTTAAAGGTAATGATGGTGGTGCAGTTATAACAGCACTTACCTTAGATATGTCAGCAGCAGGTGCTGCAACCTTTAACAATGATGTTACAGCTTTTTCAGATGAAAGATTAAAGTCCGAGATTAAAACTATTGATAGTGCTTTAGATAAAGTTACTAATATGCGTGGTGTTACCTTTGATAGAGACGGTAGAAGAGGAACTGGTGTGATTGCTCAAGAAATGCAAAAAGTAATGCCAGAAGTAGTACATGATGAAGGCGAATATATGTCAGTGGCTTACGGTAACTTAGTAGGTGTATTAATAGAAGCAATTAAAGAACTAGAAGCAAAAGTGGAGAAATTAGAAAATGGCAATACCTAGTGCGGGCTCATCCTTAGCTTTATCTGCGATACAAACTGAATACGGTGGTAGTAACCCTATTGGTATGAGTGAATACTATGCAGGTGGTGACAACGTGGCTTCTGGAGCTACAGGAGACGCTGGTGCTATCCCAAGTAGTGGAGCTATTGCGTTCTCTCAATTTTACGGTGGTTCAGATCGTGTAGCTATTGCACTGACTATTTCATCAACCACACAAAGTTACAACATTTTTGCAAACAGAGGGGGTTCATACTCGGCAGGTATTTCGGACGTAACCTTAACTGTACAAGCAATCGTTGGTTCTACAGGAGCTTCTGCTATTGATACAGGTAATCAGTGGACTTCAGGTGACACCGTTAAAATTATTAACAATAGCCAAATTGTTGGTCGAGGTGGAGCTGGTGGAGCTGGTGGTGGGCAAAACGCACAAGGTGCAGCTGGTACTGCTGCACAAAATGCAATTAACTTAGGCATTGCTACTACAATTCAAAACAACGGAGGTTTTATCCGTGGTGGCGGTGGTGGCGGCGGTGGTGGTAAAGGAGCTACAGCCACACAGCCTGGAGGTGGTAGTAAAGGCCAAACTCCAACCACACAAAATTTCGCTGCTGGTGGCGGTGGCGGTGGAGCTGGCCAACAAGGTGGTGCGGCTGGTGCTGGAACAGGAGCTGGTCAAGCAGGTAGTATAAGTGGAGCTGGTGGTGGTGGAAGCGGACAAAGCCCAGCAGGTAATGGTGGAGCTGGTGGAGGCTTTGGTGCAGCAGGTTCTGGCGGAGGTAACAGTGGAGCAGCAGGTGGAGCAGCGGGTAAGGCTATAAATTTAAACGGTAATCAGGTAACATATGAAGATGGCAGTGGAAACATTCAAGGAGCAGTATCATAATGAGTAATCTAGTTTGTATGAGAGCATATATTGATAATAAAAAAGTCACTAACCGTGTGTATTTTGGTGGTAGTGATGATGATGAAGTTACAAAAATTAAAAAACAAGTTACAGACGTATTTACTTCTGAAACTTTTCCCTATGAAGTTCAGACATGGGGTGTGGATACAGACGGTAATGTATTAACTTTTCATCAATGTAGTTGTGCTCCAGATTACAAAGACAGTAGTAAGATGCAAAATAGTCTGTTGATTGATAAAGATTTTTTAAGGTATATCTATGATTTAGATACTGCAACAAAAACAATAGAAATTTTTTATAAGAAAGATCAAGCCTTACCAGTAGTTAATTTAGGTTCAGGTATAACTGTTTTGTATATAACTGATATGTGTAATTCAAATTTTGAGCTACAACAAACTCAATCTATCTATGCACAAGGGTCAAATGATGATATTTGGGCGTGGGCTAAATCATTAAAATCTGATATTGTTATGCCAATATCTAAAAGTAAATCATTAGCTCATGCGGATGATTCCTTTCAGTTTAAATTTAATAGTTCAAAAGAATTAGTATCTGTGTCTCTTTACAGTCATTTAGAAAGGTATCAAGTGTATGGGGAAGGTACTAGTCTATACATAGAATATACTGCACCTTTTGCTGATGAAATAAGTAATTTAGCTGACACTGAAATTGTTGTACCAAAAACGGACAATCACGGTAATCGCATAGCTCAAAGTGTTAATAAAGCTAATATTGGTGAGTATGTAAAAGTTCCTAAATCAGACGGAAGTGGTGGATATGATAAAGTACTTCTCAAGGATTTATAACGACTCAGGAATAGGTCCTACACACGTTACAACTAGAACTGGTCATATGACCATTAGACGCTGGGGTATATGGTGTCCTTATTTTTCAATTTTATTTTGTAAAGTACTACCTGTACAACAAGTAATGCACGACCACGAAGGTACATTTATATCTTTTATACTCTGGGGTCAATATAAAGAATTGACTTATGATCCTAATACAAAGGTAAAAGAAACAAGACATCATAAGTGGGTAAACTTATTAACTCACAACAAATTTCACGAGATACAAGCTGATAAACCTGCTTATACCTTGTTATTTATGGGACCGACAAAAAACAATACATCCGTTATTGTTAATGATAAGATTATTCCCTCAACAAGATTAATTAAAGGGTATAGATGAAAATAGCGGATCATCATAAGTTATTACTATCTCAAGGTCTTATACACATATTTACTACTGTAGGTCTTTTTTATATGTGGGATATAAATTATTTATGGTTTACTTTGATAGGTATTATATTTTTTGCAAAGCTAGGTATAGAAGGTTATTGTCATAGGTATCTATCTCATGGATCCTTCACGATTACTAGACCTACACAGTTGTTTTTAAATAGTTGTGCTATATTTGGTCTGCAAGGACCTCCCATGGTATGGGCTGCAAATCACTCTACACACCACAAGTATTCAGATGTAGATGGAGACCCACACCCAGCTACAGACGGTTGGCGTACTTGGTTTTGGATTGAAACACAAAAGAACTCTAAGATAAGTTCAGGTTTAATTAAGAAATTAATTAAAGACAAAGCACATGTATTTATTAAAAAATACTACTACCTTATATATTGGGGTGTAGTGTTACCAACAATGTTTATAGATATTAAAATGTCTTTATATTTATTTGCTTTACCAGCTGTATATTCACTACATGCAGCATCGTGGGTTAATGTGTTTGGTCATAAAATAGGGTACAAAAACTTTAAAACCAATGACAACTCAAGGAATATACACTTACCCTTTATCTTAATGCACCCATACCACAACAATCATCATGCAGATCCAAGCAGTTTAGATATTTCAGTTAAGTGGTATGAAATAGACCACATAAAGTTTT